CTATTTCAAATGCTCCTGTTTCAAAATCTGCATCTACATAACCTGATCCTGGAGGAGCAGTTACACTAGTAAAAGTAATATATCTTCCAACAGCTAAATCATGTGAAGTTTTGTTTACTGTAACAGATGTAGAAGCATTAGTTGTATCAAAAGTTGCTCCAGTGATAGCAGTATCTAAGGGAGTAATGTCATAAAAAGCATCTGCATAATATAAAAATAAACCCTGTGATGTTCCTATAGCTGTATATTTTTCTCCAGCAAAAGAACTAAAAGCATGTTGTCGTCTAGCAGCGCCTGGTAAAGTTTCATTACTAACGGTAAGTTGTTCCCAACCACCTATTTTTTCAGGTAAACCATATCTAAATCTTACAAAGTCTCCATCTACCCATTCACTTTCAGCACCTGATTCAGTAGCTTGTTTATTAAATCCTGGTTTAAAATTGAGTTTCTGTAACATAACCTAGTATTATATAGGGTTTTTATTATTTTGGTAGTATTATATTCCATTCTAGCTTGGATATCAAATCCTGTAATTGAACTATTTTGGTTGTGTTATATTTTAAATATTGATGTAATTCATCTACATCTACAATAATATATTGATCTTTTAAATCAAATACTATCTTGTTAGCTTTGGTTTTAAAAGAACCACCTTTAGCATTATTTTTTAATGGTCTTAAATCAAACTTAAATGACTGATTGGATTTGTTTTTAATAATACCTTCAATATCCCACAGTTCTTTATTTTTTTGATTGGGGCTGGGATACTTGACTTTTTCTAATAAGCTAATAAATTCAATCATATGACAGAAATAGAAATAAAGAATGCTATTATAAAAGATTTAGAAGAAAAAGTCGAGATGGAAAAAATGGTTAAAATATCTGAAGTTAAGTTAAACGCAGATTATAAAAAACACATTTTAAATTTAGAAACTCAAATACAAGCTCTAGGTAAAATTAATGATGAATTTATAAATAAAATAGCAGAATTAAAACATAAACTACAGAAACTGACTACTTAAACTTTAGAAAGTAATGTTTACAAATACACAAGACTATTATTGGGTTTTTAATAATGCTCTTAGTTCTGATACATGTGATAAAATAATTGAGTTGGGTTTAAGTAAAAAAACTTTTTTAGCAAGAACTCATGGATATGATCGAAATAAATTTAAGGATCTTAATAAAAATCAAAAAAGTAATTTAAAAAAAATACGAAATTCTGAAGTTGCTTTTTTAGATGATAAATGGTTGATGGATATTTTAAATGCTTTTGTAGTTAAAGCAAATATACATTCAGGTTGGAAATACCAAATAGATTATTCTGAAAGAATACAATTTACTAAATATAAAAAAAATCAACATTATGGTTTTCATGCTGATTCTTCAATAAAAGATATTGATTCATATGGAAAAATAAGAAAGTTATCTTTAGTCGCTTGTCTTTCTGATCCTAAAGAATTTAAAGGTGGAGATTTTGAATTTCAATTTAGAAATAATGATGATCCAACAATTATTACTCCCGCCCCTGAGTTAAGAAATAAAGGAACTATAATAGTGTTTCCATCTTTTTTATATCATAGAGTTAAACCTTTAACAAAAGGAACCAGGTATTCGTTGGTAATGTGGACAAGAGGAAATTTTTATTGGTAAGTCATGACAGAAAATTTAGATTTTATACATATTAAAAATTTTTTAAATAAAAAAGATCATTTAAATATTAGAAAAGATTTAAAAAAAGCTATTAAAGAAAATCTTCACTGCTTTAGTAGGGATATTTCAGGGAAACAAACAAGTAATAAATTACATTTAATATATAACACTAAACATTGGAAAAATTATTATAATAAATTATTTAATATAACTAAAAAATATAAAAAAAATAAAATTAAATATTCTTGGTGTTTAAAAATATTAGAAAAAGAAAAACAATTTTTTCATAGACATGAAAAAAATACCTTAACTTCAATTTATTATGTAACTAATGATAATTATGAGTTAGGAACACATATTAAAAATAACAATATGGAAATAATAATACCTGGGTACGAAAATTCTATATTAATTTTTAAAGGTGAATTATTACACGATGCTGTTTTTCCTAAATATAAATTAAAAAAACCAAGATTTACATTAATTACAGATTATGAATAATTTTAAAAAAAATAAATATTTTATAAAAAGAAAAGTAATGAATCTTGATACAATTGATTTTGTTAAAGATTATTTAAAACTTAGAAAAGAATCTACATTTTTAATGTTTCAAAAAAATTTTATTCCACCTAATTTTGAATTATTGGGTAGTTTCACAGACAAACAAGTTCCTAATACTTTTAGTATTTATGGAGATGTAGCTAATGAAATATTACTAAAAAAAATAAAACCTACCATGGAAAAAATTACAGGCGTTAAATTAATAGAAACATATTCTTATGCTAGAGTTTATAAAATTGATGATGAGCTTAAAAGACATAAAGACAGACCCTCTTGTGATATTTCAGCTACGCTTAATTTAGGGGGAGACCCTTGGCCAATTTATTTAGAGCCTTCTGGTAAAGTAAACCAAAAAGGAATTAAAGTTAATTTAAAACCAGGAGATATGTTAATTTATAAAGGTTGTGAATTAGAACATTGGAGGGAACCTTTTAAGGGCACTGAATGTGTACAAGTTTTTTTACATTACAATAAAAAAGGAAGTAAAAATAAATATGATAACAGACCTTGTCTAGGCATGCCATCAAACAAGTTATATAAAATATGAAACCCTTTAGATTAAATAATAAAATTGATTTCATTGCTGGTTGGTACATAGATAAAAAAGTTTGTGATGAAATGATAAAATATTTTGAGAAAACAAATAAGAATGAATCTGGAGTCAAGAAAACAGGAAGCATAGTTAATTATGGAAAAACAAAAATAGACAAATCTATTAAAGATTCAATTGATTTACCTATTAATTCTACAACAAAAGATGAAGAACCTATGAGATATTTAAATGAACTTGAAAAAATATGTAATTTATATATAAGTAAATATAACTGGTCAGCAGCTAATCAATCAAGATGGGCAATAATGGAAAGTTTTAATATTCAAAAATATCCAAAAAAAGGTGGATATAAAATTTGGCATACTGAAAGAAATGGAACAAAATCAAAATTAAATAGACATTTAGTTTTTATGACTTTTTTAAATGATATTAAATCTAAAGGTGAAACTGAATGGTATCATCAAAAATTAAAAGTTAAACCAAAAAAAGGCTTAACCTTTATTTGGCCTGCAGATTGGACATTTACACATAGAGGTATTCCTGCAGAAAAAGAAGTAAAATATATTGCAACAGGGTGGTACAGTTATGTCTAAAAACTTTATTTTAGAACAAAAAAATCTTTTAACTAAAAAAGAATGTAATTATTTAATAAAAGAATGTAAGAAAAGAACTCAATCTGCGGAGCATAAAGATCATGGCTATGTTTTTTTTGATTTAGAAGGAACTCAAACTTTTGTAGAACTTACAAATTTAATATTACCAATATTAAAAAAATATGTAAAAAAATATCCAGAAGTAAATTTAACTAAAAATAAGTGGGCTTTAACTAATATGAGATTTAAACATTTCAAACCTAATAAATTTTTTGAAAAATTTCATTCAGAACATAGTTGGGAACATTCTACAAGAATTTTAAATGTTCAAATATATTTGAGTGATCATAATTGTGGAACTGAGTTTTTTGACGGTAAAGTAATTAAATCAGAACAAGGAAAAGTAGCTATATTTCCATCATATTTTACACATACTCATAAAGGACAAAAATGTCCTAATAAAAAACATAGATATATTATTACAGGTTACTTTAATTTTTTAGATTTATAATATGAAAATAGAAAAAATAATTAAATCAAAAATATTTAGAGAGTATTATTTTATCAAAGGTAATTTACCTATTGATACAAAATATTTTATTAAAAAAATTGAAGAAGGTATTAATTTAGAATCAAATAAAAACTTTAAAACTAATGTAATAGGAAAAATGACGTCATGGGAATTTTTTATTAATGATAAAAAATTTATAAAAACTATGTTGCCTATTTTTGATGTTTTAGATAGCCATCCTTCTGAAGAAGTTAATAGTTGGAATTTATCAGAAGCATGGGGATTTAAAGAATCTTTTTCAGAATACACAAGAAAACATTCTCATTTACCTTCTTTTATTTCTGGAGCAATACAATTATCAAACCATAATCAAACTTTACAGTTTCCACAAATAAATGAAACATTAGAAAGTAAACCAGGAAACTTTGCTGTGTTTTCAAGTTTTTTACTTCACAAAAATAAAAGAAATATTATTGATAAACCAAGATACGGTCTTAGTTTTAACATTGAATCTAAATAATTTTTATGATATTAAATTCCAAGTAGAATTGTCTGGATTCCAATAATAATTTTGATTATCTGAAATTTTAATAGCTTCCCATCTTAAATTTGATTCAACCCACCACATTTTATATGTATCTTTTTGATGAGTTTCTTCTACTCCATCTACAGTTTCTGTTACTGTTGTAGAAGGATTATCAGGTTTAGTTACTGGTGGATTCCATATTTTATTTGTATTGTCAAAAGTCCATGAAGCATAAGGTTGAGGATTTATAAATTCAGTGCCATTCCAAACACTTCCTTTTCCTTTATTTGATGGTAATTCTTTCCATTCTCCTTTTAGATAAGTTAAATTTTCAATATTGTCATTAGCATCAATTACGATAACTTCAGAAACTACTTGTAAAGTTACGCCTACATTAAAAGGATCTTGTTCAGATATAATTTTACCTATTTTTTTTTTCATATTAAAAATTAATTGTACCTGTGACTGTAAATCTAGCAACTTTAGTTCCGTCAGGTAAAGTACTAATTTGATTTGTACCTGGAGTAACTGATAAAATTGCTCCTGTAGGATCTCTTAAAACAACTACACCAGAGCCACCATCTTTTCCTTCTCTTGAAGGTCCTCCTCCGGGGCCGCCACCGCCGCCACCGCCTTGTTCATCACCGCCAGCTGTACCTTGTTGATTAGAAGCTCCGCCAGATCCGCCGCCGCCAGATCCACCGCTAGTTTGACCAGGAGAATTGCCTCCTCCTCCGCCGCCGCCAGCAAAAGTGTTAGATGAACCATTTATGCTATTTGCTGTTCCAGGACCGCCTGGACCTCCATTTTGACTTCCTGGACCATTATTACCAGTTGTACCACTAGTTCCGCCACCGCCGCCACCGCCGCCAGAATTATTTCCACCGCCGTTGCCACCAGGGGCTCCTTCAGGTGAAGGAAAGCCTCCTGCGTTTCCAGATCCGCCAGTGCCATTTAAAGCACCACCGCCACCAGCTCCGCCAGGATTACCATTTTGACCAGGGTTTCCTCCTTTACCACCACCACTTGATGTAATGTCTCCAACTGTTGAATCACCTCCATCAGTACCAGCGTCTACAGAAGCAGGTGGAGCTCCAATACCTCCATCACCTACTGTAATAGTACTTCCACTTTCAATTGCTATTGTAGTTCCTCCAGGAAAAGAAGTACGCATACCTCCGCCGCCTCCTCCGCCGCCGTCATCTGTAGCACCTCCGCCACCGCCGCCGATTACTAAATAATCAACTTCTAATGTAGAAGCACCTCCAGCTGTTGCACCGAAACCTCTTGCTGATCCTGCTCCAAAACTTCCTAATATTGGCATAATCTTTCTTCTCCTAATTTATTACGCAAACTGCGTTTGAGCTGCTAACGTTGTAAATGTAGCATCTCCAGTTTTAATAATCGTATAAGTATAAACATCTGTTGAACTTGCATTACCTGCAGTTGGCGCGGCTCCACCTTGCCATTCTGGCGTAACACCTGATCCATCAATTTGAACTGCGTTGTTGTAATAAGCAGATCCACCTTGTGGAACTAAATGAGCAATAGTGATTGACTCACCTGTGTCCATAATTGAGTTTAAAGAATTTGATCCATCACCTCTAATATTTAGAGTGTAGTTTCCTGCAGCGTTTGATGTAAAATTTAAAACTGCTTGTGTAAGAACATCATAGTTAATTGTTCCCGTAGCTGCAGTTGCTGAAGATGTAACTTTTTCTGCAACACTTTGAATTTTACCTTGACCATTGAAAGTTGCTCTACCAACTCCTTTTGGTGTAATATTCATATCTATGTTAGTGTCACCACCAGTTGCAGATATTTCAGGTGCATTACCTGTAGCTGCGTTAGCTACTGTGAATTCATTAACAGCTGATCCAGCTGTAGTAAATGTAATTTGTTGATTAGAGTTTTCATCAAGAATACCATGAGCTGTATCAATAATAATATTATTGCTATTTGTATCTAAGTCTGCTGAAAGTTGTGGTGAGTAGTCAGATGATAAATCTGTGAATTCTGTATCAACAACATTAGTACCATCAGAGTAAATCATTTTA